ATAAAGGATGCCCCGCTGTTGGAGCTAAGACAGCAGATAAGCTATTACAAGAGAATGGGGCTACGTGGCAGACAGTTGTGGATGCCTTTGCTTCTAAAGGTTTAGGCGAAGAGGTGGCACTAGAGAACGCGAGACTCGCACGTATATTGCGTGATGGGGAATACAATTTTAAAACAAAGAAGGTAAAACTATGGAGAAGGTAGACCATATTAATAATCCACCCCATTACAATGCGGGCGAGATTGAAACTATAGATTACATTGTTGATGTTCTTGGAAAGTTTGATGCTATTTCTTACTGCCAAGGTAACGTCATAAAATACACAGGTGCTAGAATGTGGAATAAAGGCAAGCCTATTCAGGATGCAAAGAAAGCCGTCTGGTACTTAAATAAAATGATTGAATTAATGGAAGAAACGAAAGGGGAGAATTGGGGATGAAAGATGTATTAGGTGGGGCGAGTTATGAACAGCTCACAGGAATGTTTGAGGGGTTTGACTGGTATCAGAGTAAGTGTGCCGCAACAGCTATCTTTCCCAAAGACTCAGCGTTGATATATTTAACTATGGGTCTGGCAAGTGAAGCTGGAGAAGTAGCGGGGAAGGTTAAGAAAAAGATTAGGGATGGTGAACCAGCAGACTTTAAAGATCAACTCGCATCAGAGTTAGGTGATGTGTTCTGGTATCTAGCCATGCTAACAGATGAAGCTGGTCTGAACTTGAGCGACATTGCATTTAATAATTTAAACAAACTTTATAAACGTAAGATAAGCGATACGTTGAAGGGTTCAGGGGATAACCGCTGATGGACACATATCAACAGTACATTCACAAATCCCGCTACGCTAGGTGGCGGGAAGAGGATGGGCGTAGAGAGACTTGGAAAGAAACAGTAAAACGATATATTAATTTTTGGGTAGATAGAGGACAGCTAGATAACACCCTAGCATATGAGCTGTTCCAAGCTATATATAATTTAGAAGTAATGCCCTCGATGCGGTGCTTAATGACTGCGGGCGAGGCGTTGAAGCGAGACAACATGGCTGGCTTTAATTGTTCTTATGTAGCTGTAGATAATCCAAGAGTATTCGATGAGATACTTTATGTATTAATGTGCGGAACAGGCGTGGGCTTTTCCGTTGAACGTCAATCAGTAAATAAATTACCAACAATAAGTGAGGAGTTCCATGAAACAGAAACTACAATCCATGTGCAGGACAGTAAAATCGGCTGGGCTAAAGCTTTCCGTGAGCTGGTTAGTCTTTTATATTCGGGTCAAGTGCCTACTTGGGATGTTACGAAACTACGTGCGAAGGGCGAACGTCTACGGACTTTTGGCGGTAGGTCTAGTGGGGGCGATCCTTTGGTTAGGCTCTTTGAGTTTACGGTCAGCACCTTCCGCAATGCCGCTGGTAGGCAGTTAACGAGTATAGAATGCCATGACATCGTTTGTAAGATCGCTGAGATCGTTGTTGTTGGGGGTGTTCGTAGGTCTGCTCTTATTTCTCTTAGTAACTTGTCTGATGATCGTATGCGCCATGCGAAGTCTGGGAATTGGTGGGACACGCAAGGTCAACGAGCCTTGGCAAACAACTCCGCAGTCTATGCAGAAAAACCAGACTACGAAACCTTCTTAGAAGAGTGGGTGTCTTTATATAAGTCTAAGGCAGGGGAGAGAGGAATCTTTTCTCGTACCGCCTCTAAGAAGCAAGCAGAGAAGAGTGGGAGGCGCGACCCTGAGCATGAGTTTGGGACGAACCCTTGCAGCGAGATTATTCTTCGCCCTGCTCAGGTGTGTAACCTGTCAGAGATTGTAGTAAGAGCTGGGGATACCTATGAAGATTTAGCACGTAAGACACGCTTGGCTACCATACTGGGAACATTGCAATCTTCACTCACTGACTTTAGATATGTAAGGTCAATCTGGAAGAAGAACACAGAGGAAGAGTGTTTACTTGGTGTAAGTATGACAGGCATCATGGATCACAAGCTGTTGTCAGGCAAGGGCAACATACAAGAATTGGTTAATACTTTAGAGAAGTTAAAGAAGGTTGCGGTGGACACCAACAAACACTTTGCGGCTGAGTTGGGTATCAACCAATCAACAGCCATTACTTGTGTTAAGCCGTCAGGCACGGTGTCTCAGCTAGTAGACTCAGCAAGCGGAATCCATGCGCGTTTTTCTCCCTATTATATAAGGAGAGTGCGTAGCGATGGTAAAGACCCGATCACTAATTTCCTAAAAGACTCAGGTGTATCTTGGGAGAAGGACGTAATGAACGGAGAGAATTATGTATTCTCTTTCCCTGTCAAAGCCCCCAAAGGAGCAACCTGTGTCGAGGAGCTTAACGTACAGGATCAGTTAGACCTGTGGGAGATTTATCAGGATGCTTGGTGTGAGCATAAACCAAGTGTTACGATATACTACTCTGATGATGAGTTCTTATCCGCAGGGCAGTGGTTGTGGGAGAAACTAGATAAATGCTCAGGCATTAGTTTCCTGCCGCGTACTGACCATATATACGCACAAGCCCCTTATGAAGCGGTTGATAAGGATACATATAACGAACTTAAAAAAGAAACCCCAAGTGAAATAGATTGGGATAGGCTGGGAGACTATGAAAAAGAGGACACAACCACAGGAACTCAGGAGTTGGCTTGCTCGTCAGGTGTCTGCGAAATATAAGAATTGGGTAACGGTGTTGGAGGTAATTACTTGCCTCCACATCATTGCTAACGTCTGGCTACACCTCCCGCCATCACTGGGCTAGGAATTAGAAGCCCCATAGGAGAATCATAAATGAATAAAAAACCATTCATAAGTAAAGAATTAATTGAGTATTTGAGAAAACTATTCCCAAATAAATTACCCACCAAGAGGGGCATATCGGAGAACGATATATCTTTCCTTCAAGGACAACAATCCGTACTTGAGCGCATGGAAATGCTGCTAGAGGACGATCAACCAGAAGAGATTTAATTTATGTGTATGTTTAAAACACCCAAAATACCCGCACCAAAGCCAACCGTTGCTCCACCTCCCCCACCAGAAGCAGCTCCCTCTGAACTAGAGAATGCTGTAGACTCTAACGCTAACCTTCTCCTAAAGAAGAAAAAAGGAGCTAAGGGCGCGTTTGGTAAACTGGCTGTAGGGGCGCAATACAAAGGTTCTAAAAGTGGCACAGGATTAAAAATTACAAAATAGGATTTAAAATATGCACGATTTATCTATAGCCAAACAGTATGAGAATATGTCGGCTGATCGTGAATCGTTCTTAGCAAGAGCGCGTAGTTGTGCTGAGTTAACTATACCAACATTGATGCCGCCTGACGGTCATGGTAACACTACTCAGTTTATCACGCCCTTCCAATCAGTTGGTGCTAGAGGTGTTAACAATCTCGCATCTAAATTACTGATGACACTACTTCCTCCCAACACCCCCTTCTTCCGACTTACCATTGATGACTTTGATTTGTCGGAATTAGGCGGTGACGCTAGAGGTAAAGCAGAGGAAGCCCTTGCTCGTATAGAACGAAGTGCGACTCAAGAAGTAGAATCAAAAGCAATACGTGTGCCTACCTTTGAGGCGTTAAAACAGCTTATTACTTGCGGTAACGCATTAGTACATATGCCACCTAAGAGTGGGATGAAAGTATTTAGACTAGACCGTTATGTTGTTCAGCGCGACACAATGGGAAACATACTAAAGATTATTGTTAAAGAATCTATAGCTTACTCAGCCTTGCCCAAAGAAGTGCTTGAGGCTCTATATGAAAACCCTGATGTAAACATAGATGTTAAGGATAATAAAGAGTGTGATCTGTACACCTGTGTTAGGCGCGAAGGTAAGAAGTTTGTCGTACATCAAGAAGTACACGACACGGTTATACCAAACACTAAAGGGTCTTACACAGAAGATAAACTACCTTGGATGGCTTTACGCTTTATTGCTGTTGATGGTAACGACTACGGACGCTCTTTCGTAGAAGAATTACACGGTGACTTAAAATCTTTGGAATCCTTAACAGGTGCTATTGTAGAGGGCAGCGCAGCTAGTGCTAAACTTCTATTTATGGTTAGACCTAATGGTACAACCAAAGCACGTAGCATTGCAGACGCACCTAATGGTGCAATTATATCTGGTGCTGCTGAAGATGTTACCACGCTACAGGCTCAGAAGTTTAACGACTTCCGTGTAGCACAAGAAACAATGAACACAATCACTGAACGTCTGGCGTTCTCTTTCTTGCTTAATAGCTCAGTACAGCGAAATGCTGAACGAGTAACAGCAGAGGAAGTTCGCTTCATGGCACAAGAACTAGAGACGGCTCTTGGTGGTATTTACTCTGTACTATCACAAGAGTTCCAACTACCTCTAGTTAACCTTCTACTTGCTAAGATGCAAAAGGAAGGTAAGATGCCTAAGTTCCCTAAAGATACTCTCAAACCACAAATCGTAACTGGTCTCGAAGCTCTTGGTCGCGGTCAAGACTTAAACAAACTAAGCCAGTTCCTACAAATGCTTCAACCACTAGGCAACGAAGTTATCGCTTCTGAATTAAACATTAGTGATTACTTAGACCGCCTTGGTGCTTCTCTTGGTATTGATACTCAAGGACTTGTTAAGTCGGATGAGCAGAAGGCGCAAGAGGCACAACAGCAACAGGAAATGATGCAGCAACAACAGATGATGCAGATGGCAGAGAAGGGCGTAGCCCCTGCTGTTAAAGGTGCGTCTGATGCTATGCAGCAACAAGCGATGGAGGAATAACCGATGCCAGTACGAGGGTTAAAAAAAGCCGCTATAGATTATGAAAGAGCAGGACAAAGAAGAGAGTTGCTTAATTCCTTTTTGGATAACATTGTTTTCGTAGAAGGCGATATTCATCATTTAGATACTCAGGGCATTCCTACAACACCTTTTGGTATTAATTTGACTGTGCCTGAATATAAGCAGTGGCACGATGATGCTATAAAAGCTAACGAGGGTAAACCTTTATCTAAACGAGCCTATCTTGATAAAGCTGCCGAAATATTTATGTCGTATGAAGGCGCTTATAGAGAAGTCATGGGTGATGATGCGTATGACTCTTTAGGGGCGCAACAAAAGTTCGCCCTACACAGCGCAAGGTAT